TCGATGCGGCCATCGCCGCGGATGGTTTCGATCCGGTCGAGGTTGTTGGCATAGGTGATCTCGGCCGAAACCACGTTGCCCAAGGCCGAGCCGTTCCTTTTCACCGTGCCATTGAAATGGCCAAACCGCTGCAGGCCCAGCGCCGTTGGCGTGCCAGCCGCCGTGGCAGCAGCGATGGTTTCGCCTTGGGCCACCAACCGCGCGGTTGCAGTCAATAGACCCGACCGCTGCATCTGCCAGGTCAGCTGATCCAGCACGCAGCCGGAATACATCGCAAAGCGAGGCACCTCCGGCATGGCGGTTTCAATCGCCATGCTGGGCAGCGTCCAGTTGCCCGATTGAAAGGTGTGGGTCTTCGGGGTCGTGCCGCTGGTGACCGGCTGGCCGAAAGCTGCCTTCAGCCAGAACCCGAACGCTTCCACATCGATGGGGATCACCACCTCGCCGTCGGCGGTGACCGCATCCTTGATCGGGGCCAGCGGATCGCGCCCCTGGCCCAGCAGTTCCGAGGCGATCAGCGGCTGTTCGGACCCAAGCGTGGTGCTGGCGAAGGGCACCGTGCGGTAGCCCGAAGCGGGCGCGGTGCCATAGACAGATTCGAACGCAAGCGCCATCTGCGCCCGCGCCCCATGGGCTCGTGCCATCGTAGTCTCCTTTCGTTATTCGGGGTCAGGCCAGCGAATCGGCCGTGGAATAGTGCAGGATGACCGGGATCACCGCTGCCTTCAGGCTGGCGGCACCCTCGACCGGCAGATCGACCGGACGCGGCGCTTCTGCCTCGACCCAATCGCAGAGGCCTCCCAGCGTGCGGTCGGCTGCAATCGCCGCGCCGATGCTGGCGCAGAGGATGTCGAAGGTAGCGTCACGGGTGGCACCTTGCACGACCGCCTCGATCTCGGCGCGGTGCTGATAGTGGTAGCGCAGCGGCGACAGCGTCACCTCGGGTTCCCCCGGCTCGCCGTCGCGCAGGATCAGGAGGCCTGCGGTTGGCACGCGCTCTGGCAGCACGTCACCGCGCAGGGCGGCGGCGGGCAACGTCGAAAGCCGCGCGTGCAGCGCGGCGAGGATGGTTTCGCGGGGGGTGGGCATTGCTCGAGCCAATTGCGATAGTTGATCGGAAGGCGCACGAACCTTCGTCCGATTTTCGGGCACGTGCGGCCGTGGCCGAGTCATGCTTTGCCGTGGAGGCGCAGAGAGTATTGGACACCGAAGTATTCTGGCTTGCCGGCGTCTTTCTCGTAATTGCCGTGATCTACGCCGCCGTAGGACAGGCAGGAGCGTCCGGCTATATCGCGATCATGGCACTATTCGGAGTCGCGCCGTTGGCCATGAAAACGACCGCGCTCGCCCTGAATCTCATGGTGGCCGCAATCGGCACGGCGTGGTTCATGAAGTCCGGCCGATTGTCATGGCGCCACATCTATCCATTTGCCGTTCTGGGCTTCCCGTTCTCGATGCTTGGTGGGTCGATCCAGTTGGCGGAAGGGGTGTACTACCCTATCGTCGGTGCGATCCTGGTGCTTTCCGCGTTGCAGATGGCACGATCAGTGATGAAAAGATCCGCAGGAAACGTCGCACCTCCCAGGACGCCGCCATTCCTGGCTGCTCTGGCGACAGGGGCGCTGATAGGCTTCGTATCGGGAACGACAGGGACCGGTGGCGGTGTTTTTCTCGCGCCAGTCATTTTTGCGATGAGATGGGGCACGGCGCATCAGACGGCCGCAACGACAGCGCTCTACAATCTGATGAATTCTGCGGCCGCCCTGATCGGTGCCTACGCCTATTGGGATCAGATCCCCGCATCGCTGCCCTTGTGGCTTGCGGCAGTCGCGGTTGGGGGCACAGTTGGCGCGTTCGTCGGAAGCCGATACCTCTCGGACCGCTGGCTGCGAGGCATCCTGGCCGCGCTGCTGCTGGCATCGGGGGTCAAGTTGCTATTGTAGTCCTGCGTCCCTGAGCGGGTTTACTTCGTCACAAGACGTTCCCTCCACCCAGTTCGCGACGATCAACCCCGGCACCGCATGATGCGCCCGCGCCGCGTCCCGCGCCAGATCCAGCCGCTTCGGCAGCTTGACCTGCGGCACCAGCAGGAAGATCGGTGCTGTCACGAGGCCCCGGCCGGTCCTTGACCGTGACGCGACGGCGCGGCCCTTGGTGTTCAGCCGCCCCTCGGCCACCAGCAGGCTCGGCCCCCTGCGGCGATAGATGAAGCGCAGGCGCAGGCCAGTGCGCCGTTCCCATTCGCCGGGCGTGTTCCGACCGCCACGCAAGGACTTGCCTGCGGCGGGCGTGGGGATCGCCAGCCAAAAGCCATTTTTCGAGCGGATCAGCGGGCCGGTGTCGTGCGCGCCGACGATGACCGGGGCGTTGGACCAGACCACGGCTGCCGCGTTGAGGCTGGGCGTGACCTTGGGGAACTGCTCCGACCGGATGGTGCGGGCGAGCCGGGCCCCAAGCCCCGCACCAGTGATCTGCAGCCGCCAGGCGGCCTTCAGCCCGGTCCCGGCCTCGCGGATCGCGGCCGACACGGCGCGCTCGCCCGCCGAAACCTCAGCCGCCATCATCGCGACGATGTCGGGATCGATGTCGAGCTTCAGCTTCATCGCGGTCATGCCGGGCGCAGGTCGATGGTCCAGACCAGCCGTTCACGATCACGGACGGGCTCGCCTTGGATGAGGAAGGCGTCGCCGTCGATCTCGATGCGGTCGCCGGGCCGCGGCGCTGGCACCTCGGCCACGCGCAGATCGACGCGCGTAGTCTCCGACCAGAGCCGCGCGTCGCCGAAGGAGGTCGACGCATCGGCGCGCCGCGCCACGACGCGCACCAGGACCGGCGCGCCGCCATCGGCGATGTAGACCGCATCCCGGCCGACGTTCGGATCGGCGAAGAGTACGCCGACGGCAGCGGCGAAGGCGCTCATCAGAACGCCCCGTTCAGCCGCACCCGGCCGACTACATCACCCGCGCCGCCCGCCACCACTTCGGTCGCCACGCCGATCAGGGTGTTCGAGGTGGTGACCTTGGTGGTCTGGCGGGCGGTGTTGTCCCAATAGATGCGCTCGCCGACGGCCCACGCCTGCGAGCCGAGCTTCTTCAGCTCGTAGACGCCGACAAGCGCGGCCTCGACACTTTCGCCAATGGCGGCGGTGCCGGAGGCCACGCCGAAGATGGAGCCGACGAGCAGGCCATCGCCCGCGGCGACGGCGTAGGGCGCGGTCAGGGTGATGGTGTTGCCGGGCTGGACGTAGGTTTTCATGGGGAGGATCCTTGTGGAATGACGAAGGGCGGCCCGATTGGACCGCCCGCATGTCAGGGTTCAGCATGGGGTGGCGGTTATGCGCCGGGGTTCTTGTAGAGGCCGCGCCAGTCGATGGCCTTGGCGCCGAAATCGAGGCGGCACTTGATCTCGACGCCGTCGACGTCGAAGCCGTTGCGGGTCTCGATGTAGGCGCCCTGCTGGCCTTCCAGATAGGCGTATTCGATGGTGTCGATCTGGTTGGGCGAGGCCGCCAGATACCAGGAGGTGGCGCTGGCGGCATCGAGGCGCGGTTCGCTGATCGGGGACAGCGTCCGGATCGACTGGGGCACCACCTTGGCACTGTCGGCCGGGACGAGGTTCTGGGCGACCAGTTGCTCGGCCTTCAGTTCCAGCGCGGCGGGCACGATCAGGAAGGCGGGCCGGATGTTCAGCACCGTCTTCTTGTCGAGCCCGGTCTGCAGCGCCATCGCCGCCCGCGCCGCCCCGACGCTCGCCACGTCCAGCGCCGCGCCCGTTGCGGCGAGGTTCTTGTGCGTCGTGTGGAAGAGCGCGTTGCCGTCGGCCATCGCCGGGTTCGCGGTGATGATGCCCCAGACCACGTCGCTTTCCAGCTGGGCGATGGAGTTGCCGTACATCGCGGGGATCCGGGTGAAGGCATCCAGATCGTCGTTGATCAGCACCTGCCGGGTGATGGCCACGACCCGGCCATAGGTCTTGACCTTGTAGCTTTCCTTGCTCTCGCCCAGCGTCCCGCGCTTGAACTCGCCGCTTTCGCCGACCTCCAGAAGCTGCGGGGCCTCGCCCAGCTGGACCCGGTGCATCGATTTGAAGTCGGTCGCCAGCACCTGGCGGCAGAAGAGCGCGAAGGTCCGGGGATAGGCGTCATAGGCCTGCCGCAGGGTCTTGTTGGTGACGGCCGAGAGGATCTCGGGGAAGTCCGAGGTCGAATGCAGCGCGCGGGTCGCCACCTCGTCGCGCGACAGGCCGCGCGTGTTGACCCCGGCATTGCCGAGGCTTTCGCGGGCCAGTTCCAGCAGCGTCATGCCGCGGTACTGGCGCGCGGCGTCTTCCAGCGGGAACAGCGTCGGGCTGTAGCGGTGCAGCAGCGCGTTCGCCACCGCGTCGCGGCGGGTGATGCGCTCGTCCCGGCCGCCGAGGGGGATGGAAACGTGCGGGAAGGTCCGGGTCTCGTCCGACTTCGCCGCCACCTGGTCGAGGATCAGGCGGCGGGACTCGTCAACACTGACGCCGCGCTTGACCAGATCCTCGGCGAAGCTGCGCTCGAGGTTCAGACGACCGGTCAGATCGTAGATGGTGGAGACGCGATCACGCTCGGCCTCGCGGGCGCGGGTGGCGATGGCCTCGCTGTCGGGTGCGGCAGCCGGTTCCGGCATACGCGCGGCCGTCTGTTCGGGCTGTGCCGGGGCCGCGACGGGCTGCTGGCGGGTCTCGGTCATGGCGGGGACATCCCCGGCCACGGTGGTCGTGCTCTCAGGCATGGATGCCTCCTTTTGCATGCGGGTGTCGACGATCTCGACGGGATAGCTGGCCTGATCCGCGGCGCGGACCTGCGCGCGGGGATCGGCGGGAACGGTCACGAAGCTGACCTCGAGCGGCGTCCAGCGTTCGACAATGCGCTGCTCGACCTCGCCCTTGGCGGCGGGCTCGACCACTTTCACACGCTCGATGGAATAGCCGA